TGTTACTCTATTGAAACTTGTATCTTATGATTACTAATCCTGAGCCACCAGTGCCTCCACGGCCACCACCGCCTCCGCCTGTGTTAGTTGTTCCATTATTAGGAGGTGATAAACCATCTACGGTTTTACCATTTCCTCCACCACCGCTTCCACCTGTTCCTCCAACAAATGTATCTGTAGGACCAAAGTGTCTACCTACACCACCTCCACCTCCACCTGCTCTTGTAACAGATGAACCTGTAATTGAATTTGCTGTTCCAGCACCACCATTTCCACCTGTTCCCGGAGGTCCTTCTGCACCATTACTACCTGAGCCACCAGCACCACCTCCACCACCTCCAGCTATAGGTGCGCCTGGACCTGATCTAGGACTTGCTGTTCCACCAGCATTACCTTGAGGAGGACTTGTTGGAGGAGTATTACCTGCTCCAGCATTACCTTGGTGACTTCCACTTCCTGGACCAGGAAAACAACGTATAGCTCCACCCCCGCCAGAACCACCAGGATTACCATTACCATTCGGACCATTTGCGCCTCCACCACCAGTAGATGTAATTGTAGAAAATATAGAATTTGAACCATTTGAAGTTCCAGATGCTCCAGCACCAACTGTAATAGGATAACTTTGTTTTGATAAAGGAATAACACCTGCAGGACTTGGAAAAGAAGTTCTAAAACCTCCAGCCCCTCCACCACCATTTATCTCCTGGGCTCCACCACCAGCTATTACTAAGAAATCAACACTACTGGGTCCACAAGTTCCAATGGCAGTAACTACAAAACTTCCAGAACCTGTAAATGTATGAATTTTGCAATTACCAGTTGTTGTAACTGTTCCACCTGTAGCAACTATAAAAGGAGGAGGAGGAGGACCACCAGCACCAAATCCTAAGACTTGATAACCAAAAGATTTACCTCTTCTGTTTTTAATATTTTTTGTGTTCTTACCTGAAGTAAGTTTATTTTTAATATCTCTCATATCTAAATTTCTTATGCGTCGTTAGCTGCGTCAGTAGTAAAGAATAATTTGATACCAAGAACTCTTGCTTCTCCAGTAAACGTATCCCCACCTGCACCTGCTTCTCTTGCAAATTTAAAATAAGTTTGTGTATCTACTGCTGCACTTTTAACTGTAACTGCACCACTCACAGCACTAACTTGTTGGTCTTCAACTGTTCCTACACCAGCGTCTGTAATTTCTACTTCAGTTCCAAAAGCACCATCAATAGTTACTCCTTCGGCAACTGAAACTGCTGATAATCTAAATAAACAATTTCCTGTATTAGTAGTACTTGGTGTCCAAAAACATTGGTAAGTAATTGTTCCTTCATTCCAAGATTTTGGAAAAGCTACTGAAAATTGTGTCGTTTGTTTTGTGCTTGCATCAAAATCAAATACTTTTAAATCTGGTCTTGAATTAGCTGTTGTTTCAATTTGTTCTGCATCAGCACCATTAGTTGTTGATGGATACATCGCTGCTGCTGGAACCCATATAGTCTCCAGTCCTGCAATTTTAACTGCACCAGATCCTGATTTAAAAACTCCTGTTCCTTTAGGATTAATATTTATACCAACATTAGTTTCACCTGTTGCTGAAAGAGTTGGCCCATTGCCTGTTGAAGCATTAGCTAAAGTAAATTCATTAACTGCTGAACCTGTAGCCGTTAAAAGTAATAATTCATTTCCGTTAGTATCTGCAATTTTTGTTCCAATTGTAGGACTAGTTAAAGTTTTGTTTGTTAGAGTCTGTGTTCCAGTAAGAGTTACTTCGTTTGCTTCTCCTATAGAAGCTTCAAAAAGACCGGTGTTTGTTGCAACACCATCAAGATAAATAAGTTTGTATCCTTTGTCAGTAGCTGAAAAAGTAACTGTTGCACCTGAACCAGATGCAGCTTTTAATTGTACTGTGTAAGCACCTGAAGTACCATTTTTAATAATGTAAAAATTTTCTGTAAGTAATGGGAAAGTTACAATTCTTGCTCCAGATATTGTTCCAGTAAGTTCTATTACTCTTTGTTGAGCAGTACCTGTTAAAGCACCATCTGCTATTGTTAAAGCTGTCGGTGTTCCTGAATTAGTTACAGCTTGCGAACTAACACCACCTGTAAGTTGTTCAATAAGACTTAAATTTGCGTTTGTTTTTGTTCCCCAAGTACCAGCATTTTCGCCGGTTGCCATTAGCTCTAAGCCAAGATCTGTAAAAGTTGATGCCATAATTTTGTTCTCCTGTTAGCTTGTTAATTTATATTACTTATATGCGTAAAGTCAAACATTAGTTTGCAACTTTCCTTGTGTAACCTGTGGTATTTTTAGGTACTTTCCTTGAGTAACCTGTGCTGTTTTTAGGAACTTGCCTATTAAAGTATTGAAGAACAAGATTATCATTTAATCCAGTTGTTGCTTGAACACCTGTTAAAGTAAAGTCTATTGAAAATGAAAGACTTAATGCGCCTACTGCAGAAGTTGATTGTAATCCTGTTAGAGGAACCCCTATCTCAGGAACCAAAGATCCTACGGCAGATGTAGAACTAACTCCAGTGACAGGTACAAAATTTTCTATTGTAGGTGTTAATGATCCTACAGAAGAAGTTGTAGATAAACCAGATAATTGAACTATTAATGCATCAAGAATTATTCCACCAACTGTAGAAGTCATTCCTAGACCTGTTAATCCGACAGTGGCTTGTGTTATTAAAGGAGCACCAACATTAGATGTAAGTGGTAATCCTGTGGGTATAACTACAGGACTTATGACAAAACCTAAGCTACCTACATCGGTTTCAGCTTCAACTCCTGTTAAGGATACAATTGTTTCTGGTGCAGCTGTTACTGACCCTACATTAGAAGTCATGGTTAATGCTGCTGAACCGGCAAGTTGAACTAATTTATTAAATGAATCTCCATAAGGTTCTTCACCCCAACCATTTCTACCCCAACCGACTAATGTACCTGCATTATCAAAATCTCCAAGTTCAGTTTGTCCTTGGACACCTGTTAAAGCTGCAATAGATAATACACCTGTAGTTAGTGAACCAAGATCTGTTTCTGCTTCAACACCTGTTGGTATAACGGTTATAGTATCAAAAGCGGTAACACTTCCAATTGAAGAAGTTGCTTGTTGTCCTACAGGTTGTACGGCATAATCTACACCCCAACCGGAATTACCGTATGATTGTCTACCCCAACCTTGTATATTAGACGCTTGAACAGAACCGATTTCAGAATTTGATTGTACACCGGTTAATGTAATAGCAACATCATCTTGATCACCCCATTCATTTTGTCCCCATTCAAGAACACCCCAAGTATTTGAACTTACAGTATTAGCGGCTCCACCCATTCCTGAGTGTACAGTACAATAATAATAAAGTTGTGGTGCAGAAGCTGCTACGGCTATTTGAGTGTACGCTCCAGCTTGTCCAGGAACTCCACTAACAGTTACACCTGTAGTATATGTGGACCCTCCACCATGAGTACCATCACTTGTTGTAGAAAATCTATAAGGATGACCTGAGTTAGAACTATCTGATTGATCAAATTTATATGTGTAACCTTCAGCAAGAACTACTGTGGCTTGTTGAACTCCATCAATAACATATTTATTTCCGGAACCAGTACTAATTTTTGTTACTGTGAAAGTTCTAATTAACGACATAAGGATTTACCCCTATGCTATACGAACTATTGCGTTAGATGCGTCTGCTGCTGGAAACTGAATTGTAAAAGTTCCACTTGATACAGTTTTGTCTCCCCCAAATGCAATTGCACAAACTGCAGGATCATTGGCTACTGTTTCATTATAAATTAAACAACCATTAGCTGTAAAAGAAGCCGATGTAAAAGATACATCTGAAAAATCACAACACGCTGTATCACCAGATAAAGCTGGTGTTACGTTTGTAAGTACAATGCCTTCAGTAGTGTAACCATTACCATTAGCTACTTCGTTAGCTGTAATATATTGTGTAGTTGATTTATTTAATGTGGCACTACTTGTGTATAGTGCAAGTTTAAACTGGTTACCACCATTTGTAAAATTGTGAACCCCTGTTAAAATTTGTGTTTTAAAACTGTTACATATTGCTGATGTTATTGCCATAAAATTTTTCTCCTAATTATTGAGGCGCTGACTCGATTGGAATTCTTATAGTGCCATCCGTGTAATCGTCTCTTCTTCTTCTTCCAATTTGCATTGCTGCAAACTTCTGTAATTCTTGTGTATACTTTTGCGTGTATAATGTCAACATATCTTGTGGACCTTTTAAGAATCCATATGCCT